TTAAAAAAGGAGTTTGTACCTCGTGATGTACAACGGATGAGAAATATACTCACCGGCCAGACTGGCGATAGAACCCAAATTCAAGCAGGTTGGGATAAAAATACACAAACACATACAGAAGGAGATGTTTGGGAGGAAAACGGTAAGAAATGGACCATTCTAAAAGGTATCAAACAAACCGTAACCAAACTCGACGAAATTAAAAAACTAGTAGTTTTACCTTTATCTTGTCCAAAATGCGGTAATTTAATGAAAGTAAACGAGTATAATAAGAAGATGTGGGCTATTCATCAAATGTGTTTTGACTGCGTTATTAAAATGGAATCTGAAATTAAACGTCAAGGCAAGTGGGGAGAGTATTCTGCAAATATTATGAATCGCAATAAAAATGCAGAACTCGATGATTTAGAACAAGCTCTAGAGCAATGGGTTACCGAAAAAGATAGCTTTGTCTCGGAGTCTGGCGAGGTGGAAAAGTGGGCAGGCGGCAGTAAAGGAAGTATATACAAACAGGTAAAAGAGGAGATCGCTGAACTAAAGAAACGAGATATTTATAAAGGAGAAAATACAGAAAAAGATGTCACAAATTCAGAAGAAGGTTAAAACCAAAAAAAGCATCAAGGAAAACATGATGCCTCAACAAGATTCTATGATGCAACAAAGTCCTAATATGGAAATGCCGATTATGGATCAAGAGCCATCTTGGGATCATCCAGGATGCGACGATAAAGTCGGTAAGATTTTCGTAGTATTAAAGCCATCTCCTAATCATTCTACAGAAGATTTAGTCCATGATACGCACGCTTTCGGTATTGGTCAATTTGAACCAAACAGCGTTCATGGTGTTTACCACGATAAAGAAGAAGCAAATTTAGTAGCTGAAGCAGCTATTAACGAGCTTCATAAGCAATTGCACAAAATAGAAAAGAAGAAAGACCATGTTTTAGGTGAAATCGATAAGCATATCGCTAGATTGCAGAAAGAAATTAATTCTCACATGAAAGAAGCTACTAACAATCCGGAATTATCTGAAGGTCATCACGAATTAGCTGAAAGAAAGATGGGAGTAATAAAAGGTTTACGTGACAAACATAAGACTGTTAAAGTAACTAAGAAAGAACTACCTCAAAATCCGATGAAATAATGAACGAATTTGCACAATTAATATCAACTCTATTAGCTTCTAGAACTCAAGCTCATATCTTTCATTGGCAAGTCCAAGGAATAGGTTCAGATGCCGCCCATAGAGCATTAGGAACTTACTACGATGAAATCGTTGATTTAGTCGACGGTATAGTAGAAAGTTTTCAAGGTAAATACGGTATACAAAGAGGCTATACTTCACCTGCTACCTTTAAAGAAGACGGGCAATTTGTAAATTACTTTGAAGCTTTAGCAATGTATGTAGAAACTATTAGAACTAAGATTCCACAAGACTCTTACATTCAGAACGAAGTAGATACTGTTGTTAAATTGATTCAAACTACTAAGTATAAACTTATAAACTTAAAGTAATGGTAGAGGCAAAAGGTACATGCTGCGGTAAATGTGGACATGTTCACGTTAAAGGAACATCGTGCCCTAAACCTTTTTTAACAGGGAAAAGTCACTGCAGTAGAAGAACTAACGAAATGCATACTATAGATGATGACGGACCTATAGAGTTTCATCAAGTGAGAGCAGATCACGAAGAAACTACCCTAGAAGGTCTTTGGGCAAACATTAATGCTAAAAGAGCTCGCGGTGAAAAAGGAGCACGTAAAGGGTCAGAAGCTTACAAAAAAGCAGTTGCTGCAGGAAATAAACTAGACGAAGTAGATGAAATAAATGAATACTGTCCAATGTGTTTGGCAGAGTATATCATGGAAAATTATAATAAGTTAGAAGAAGCTGAATACCAAGGCCGTAAAGTTAGCTTAGGTAAACCTTTTTTAACACCAGGTGGACCAAAGAAGAGATCGGTATATGTTAAAAATGCTAAAGGAAATGTCGTTAAGGTAAACTTCGGTGATCCTAACATGAGAATAAAAAAATCAATTCCTGCCCGTAGGAAGAGTTTTAGAGCTAGACATAACTGTAGTAATCCTGGTCCAAGAGATAAAGCAAGATATTGGAGTTGTAGAGCATGGTAAAGTTAATTGACATATTACTTGAAATAATAGAAGGAAAAGACGATCGTTGTCTTAGAATTGCACGTCGTAAGTACGACAAACCTTCTGCATACCGCTCTGGTGCAATTGTAAGATGTAGGAGAGGGGAGATTTGGAAAGGATTAAAAGAAGAGGATTTAGTAGAAGAGAAAGAATCATTACATAAATGGTTTTCTAGAAAAGGAGGCACAGGAAGCGCAAAGGGATGGGTGGATTGTAATACGTGTCGTGAAGTTGACGGTAAAAAGAAATGTAAGTCTTGCGGTAGACAAAAAGGTGAAACGAGAGCAAAGTATCCTTCTTGCCGTCCAACACCTTCTCAATGCAGTAGATCAGGTAAAGGTAAAACTTGGGGGAAGACAAAATGATAAAGTTAGCTAACATAGTAACTGAATTAAAAGAAGGAATTGATGATCCAGTTAAACCTGGTATCTTAAAGAATAGATTAGGTAAACTTTCTTGCAGTCGAGTAAAATCTGCAAAAGGAAAACTAAAAAATAAAGGTACACATTACGCAAAAGCATTACAAAGATATCTAAACTACCATTGTTAAAATGATAAAATTAAAAAACTTACTACCAGAATGTGAAGATTGTGGACGTGATTGGAATCACGGACAAGATCATGAAGGTTCAATGGCTCAAAGTGAACTTAAAGATGCTATTTCAAACGCATCTAAAATTCAAAATATGATGGGTCAAAACGATAATCTACCTGGATGGGTTTCTTCTTATATTACACTTGCTTCTGATTATTTACATTCAATAGCAGAATATATGGCAGGAAAGTCTACAGAGATGCAACAGCCAGGACCAGGCTTCAGTACTATGAATGAAAGTATTGATATGAAGAAAATTCAAAGAGCCGATAATGCAGTAGATAATTTAATGAATAATATTTCAACTAATTCAAATATTCCAACTCAAGATAAAGTAGGGATTTTAAGAGCATTAGAAGAATTACACGAGTTTATTGGAGAGGTTGGATATGATTATGAGATGGAAGATAATGTATATGAAGCTAAGAAACCATCTGCAGGATTAAGTAAAGAAAAAAAGTCTGCTGTAGTTAAAAAAGCACAAGCAGGTAAAGATATTGGTAAGAAAGGAAAAGGTTTTGAGAAAGTAGCACAAGCAGCAGGCGGCGGTGAGAAGGGACAAAAGATCGCAGCAGCAGCAATGTGGAAGAATATCAAAAGATAAAACCTATGAACTTAGATAAATTAAAAGGACATATACCTGATAAGGTAATTGAACAAATTCCTGGCGTAATGCAGAAGTTCGAAATCAATACTCCTTTGCGTCTTGCTCATTTCCTTGCACAATGTGGACATGAATCAGGTGGATTTAGATTAACGAAAGAAAATTTAAATTATTCTGCTAAAGGTCTTCAAGGTATATTTAAAAAATATTTTCCAACAGAAGTAAAAGCAAAAGAATATGAAAGAAAGCCTGAAAAAATTGCTAACTTGGTTTACGGTAACAGGATGGGCAACGGCGCTGAATCAACAGGTGATGGAGCTAAGTACTGTGGCCGTGGTTATATTCAATTAACCGGTAAGGATAATTACACAGCATTTGGTAAAGCAATTAATGAAGATCTTACTGCTAATCCACAATGGGTTGCAGAAAAATATGCATTATTATCAGCAGCTTGGTTCTTTAATAAGAACAAATTGCATATAATGGCCGATGAAGGAGCTTCTGATTTAGTTGTAACTAAAGTTACTAAAAGAGTAAATGGAGGAACAATAGGATTACCAGATCGTATTAAACATTTCAAAGAATATCACGCATTATTATCATAATATGACAAACAGAGACATTATAAAAAAATTAATACTCAGGGAAGTTGAGAGAATGGAACCTAATGTACAGTCTTTTGAAGACGACCCAATTAACTTCTTGTTAACTAAGTATCCAACTCTGCAAAAGACCTTGGAGATGTTAATGACTCCAGCGTTTAAAGACTATGTTACAGGTATTTATATTGTAGCTCCTAAGCCAACTACCTTTAAAATTGTTTTACATAACGGTCAATACTTCACTCTAACCTTTTTAGGTAAGGCTTATGAAGCATCTGTAGCAGGCAAGAAATTTTACTTACAAACTATAGGTGAAAGAGAAAGAGCTACAAATGCAATTGCTAGATTACTTTCAATGGGTAATCCAATTGAAACAGAAGGTGCAGAAGGAGAAGAAACAGTAGCAGGCGAAAAGCCTGAAACAGCAGAAGAAGCACCAACACCAGAAGAGACAGCAGCTGAAGAAACTGAATCGTAAAAATAATGCCCCGCTATAGTCTCAGTATTATAGTTCCTAAGCCTGGCCCTAAAAAAGCCAGGTTTTTTGTTGGAAATACGAAATATTTTCGTTATTTTCTGTTAAATAAACCAATATGAGAACACATACCACGATAAAAACTATTAATACTCTGTGCGGTAAGATAATTACTTACATGGAAACTACAGGACAGGTAGCAAAAATGCATTCTACAGAAGGACCTGCAGTAGTTTATGTAAAGGGCGAAATAAAAACACCGGAATATTACCTATTTGGCATTAAATACTCTAAGAACGAGTGGAAATCCTTAATAAATCAACATAAAGCCATTCCCGTTGCCGATGCAATGTCTTTTGATAATCATTACTAAACTATTTATTAGTAAATTATTAATATGAAACTTAACCTTAAAGAATTTTTCAATATAGGAAGCAAAGCTTCAACAGCTCCTGTTGCAGAAGATGATAACACTGGATTAACCATGTCAGTTGGCAATGATGAAGAAATGTTTGGCGACGAAGGAGGCGAAGAAGAACCAGAAGGAGAATGGGATAAGCCTGATGCAAACGATAGAGGTGATGAATTCGAAAAAGAACCTACTACAAGAGATGTTAAACAGAATGCTGACTCTTTAACAGGCATTCATAAGAAACAAGCTCAATTACAAGATCTAGAAGCACAAAAAGATAAATTGCTTATGCAATTAAAGGGTAATGTAATTGGACTTGACCAGTATAAGCAAGCAATCGGTAATATACCGATGCAAATTAAAAAACTACGAGCCGACTTAGATCAGGCTATGAACGTTACTGTCGATGACAGCGACGACATGACTGCAGACGATCATATCGGGTAGTAGGTTATAAACAACACACAATGTCCAAAGTAAATATAAGTGATGCTATAAAGCAGGAGCTTATTAAATGCAAACAGGATCCTGTATACTTCATGAAGAAGTATTACACCATTCAACACCCTACTAGAGGGAGAATGACCTTTAACTTATATCCTTTCCAGGAAAAAGTTTTACGTCTTTTACAGAGGCACGACTACACAATAATTAATAAGTCAAGACAGTTAGGTATTTCTACTTTAACATCTGCTTTTGCTTTATGGATGATGTTATTTGAACAAGATAAAAACATTCTTGTACTTGCAACCACTCAAGCTACTGCCAAGAACATGGTAACTAAAGTAAGGTTTGCTTACGATAACCTGCCAACTTGGATGCAACTTCCAGTATTGGAACATAATAGATTAAGTTTAAGATTAAAAAATGGTTCGCAAATTAAAGCTGTATCGGCAGCAACAGACTCTGCACGTTCAGAGGCGGTATCACTACTAGTAATAGATGAGGCTGCGTTTATTGATAGGATTGAAGACATCTTTACTGCCGCTCAACAAACCTTAGCAACAGGAGGTCGTTGTATTGCTCTATCTACACCTAATGGTGTTGGTAATTGGTTTCACAAACAATTCGTACGTGCACAAAATGACGAGAATAATTTTACACCAATAAGCCTACCGTGGACTGTACACCCAGAACGTAATCCAGAATGGCGTGAGCAGCAAACTAAAGACTTAGGTATAAGAGCTGCTGCACAGGAGTGTGATTGCGACTTTAGTACATCAGGTAATACAGTTATTGAACCTGAGATTTTAAATTGGTATCAATTAAATACTGTAAGAGAGCCTTTAGAGAAGAGAGATATTGGACAGGTGTACTGGTTATTTGATTATCCAGACCCGATGAAGACTTATATAGTTATGGCCGATGTAGCGAGAGGTGATGGAGCAGATTATTCTACTTTTCATGTTATGGAAGTAGATACAATGGTACAGGTAGCTGAATATAAGGAACATATTTCTACAAAAGAATTTTCACGTAAATTAGTTGCAACAGCAGTAGAGTGGAACAATGCATTACTGGTTGTAGAGAATGCTAATATTGGATGGGATGTTGTAACTACTATTCAAGAAATAGGCTATACCAATTTATACTATTCACCTAAATCAGAATTAGTAGGTACACAAATTGACTTATATGTAAGCAAGTTCGATAGAGGAGATGGAATGGTTCCGGGTTTTGGAACTACCTCAAAAACTAGACCTCTTGTAATTGATAAAGCAAAATCTTTTATACACGAGAAACAAGTGGTGATTAGATCTCAAAGGTTATTAGATGAATTAAGAGTGTTTATTTGGAAGGGAAGGACAGACGGAGATGCAAAAGCACAAGCCCTTCAAGGATATAATGACGACTTAGTAATGTCCTGGTTCATTGGATTATTCCTTCGTGATACAGCTATTAGATTTAGACAAACTGCTATGGATTTAACCTATGCAAGTCTTAATGGGTATAGTAAAACAGGAGGAAGCAGTGACGGAGGATTTGAAGTATATAATGGCGGAAACTACACTAACCAACAAAATCCATGGCAAATGCCAGCAGGCAATAGCTACGATGATATTACTTGGTTATTATAACAAAGATATTTATTAGATATGGCAGAAGAACAAAAACAACAACCGCAGAGAAATCTGTTCTCAACCTTAAAAAGGTTATTCTCCACTGATGTTATTATCAGAAATGATGGCGGAGAGTTAAAAACAGTAGATGTAGACAACATTCAGGTAGACGGTGTATTGCAAACCAACGCACTTGTCGATCGTTTTAACCGTATTTATACGACTTCTACCTCTTATGGTGTAAATTTAAATTTAGCACAGAACTATCAATCAGCCCGTGTTCAAATCTATGCCGATTACGAGGCTATGGACACAGATCCAATTATTGCTTCTGCGTTAGACATTATTGCTGATGAGTGTACCTTAAAAAACTCACAAGGAGATGTAGTTCAAATTAGATCTTCGGACGAGAATATTCAAAAAATACTTTACAGTCTTTTCTACGATGTATTGAATGTCGAATTCAATTTATGGTTCTGGATTAGAAATATGTGTAAGTACGGTGACTTCTTTCTTAAGCTTGAAGTAGCAGAAAAGTACGGTGTATATAATGTAATACCATTTTCAGCCTATAACATTGTAAGACTAGAAGGTACTAACCCAAGAAACCCATCAGAGGTAATTTTTAAATATGATCCAACAGCTGCATTAGGTGCTACTGCGGGTTATTCTACTTCTTATCAAAATACAGATTTAGGTATTACGTTTTATAACTACGAGATGGCTCATTTGAGACTAATCGGAGATATCAACTACCTACCTTATGGCCGTTCTTATTTAGAACCAGGCCGTAGATTATATAAGCATT